ACTCTTGGAACTAAAGGGCTTCTTTAGGGCAGGCGATACCATGAAGTACAAGTCTATTAGGGACTGCATAGACACAGAGCTAATCTTTGTACTTTCAGACCCTAACAAGAAGCTACGCAAGGGCGCTAAAATGACTATGGGGCAATGGTGCGACAAGGAAGGCTTTAAGCACTACACATTAAATGAATTTGATAAGTTGATGAAATATGTTGACTCACAATAAATACAACTTGACAATGGATGAGATTAGGGAGAAGATATTGGACAGGTATGACCCTGATGATCTTATTGAATTTTTAGAACTGACTAGTCAAGAAATACTTGACAGGTTCGAGGACAAGCTGATTAACCGCTTAGAAATGTTTGAGGAAGAATTACAAGATGACACAAGACCAGACACAGAAGAAGAATATGAGTATTGATGACATAACCAAAGAGCAATGGGATACTCTCAGAGCTAAAGAAATAGGCAGAGACTCGAAGTTCCAAGTTCAGTGGCTTGATGATGAAGAAGAAGAAGAAGACGTACCAAATGAGCATCCTGTTTTTGGAGAGACATTTGACGTACATCATGCTCCGGTTAAAGAGGACATGGTTGAGTCTCCACCACACTATAACAATGGCAGTATAGAGTGTATAGAAGCTATAGAAGCTATGTTATCTAAGGACGAATACATTGGCTATCTCCGTGGAAATGCGTTAAAATATATGTGGCGGTTTAGATACAAAAGTAAACCCTTTGAAGACCTACGCAAAGCACGTTGGTACGAAGAAAGATTAATGAAGTTTTTGTTGGACAATCAAGATGCAGTATAAGACAGGCACCCAAGACTACCTTGGGATTACTATAGACTACGAAAGAGAAGCAGAGCTAAACGACTTCTCACTGAATACTCTGAAGGACAGGTACTTCTGGGAAGACGAGACACACGCACAGGAAGCCTTTGCTCGTGCATCGGTGTACAGTGCTACCTACCGTGGCGTCACTGACTTTGACCTAGCACAGCGCCTATACGACTACGCCAGTAAAAGCTGGTTTATGTTCAGCACACCACTATTAAGTAACGGAGGAACTACTCGTGGTTTACCTATTAGCTGCTTTCTTAATTTTGTGCCTGATTCCAGAGGTGGTCTATCGTCTCACTATGATGAAAATATTTGGCTTACTTCCAGCGGAGGTGGGCTTGGTGGTTATTGGGGCGATGTTCGCAGTAACGGTGTATCTACTGCTAATGGGAGCCAATCAACTGGGAGTATTCCCTTTATGCATGTAGTTGATAGTCAAATGCTGGCTTTCAATCAAGGAGTGACAAGGAGAGGTGCTTATGCGGCGTATATGGACATCAATCATCCAGAGATTGAAGAATTTATTGCAATGCGAAAGACTACTGGTGGTGATCTCAATCGTAAGTGCCTTAACTTGCATAACGGTATCGTTTTATCTGATGAATACCTATATGCGGTAGAGCATGACTTACCTTGGCGTCTAATTGACCCTAAGTCTAAACAGGCAGTCAAAACTATCTCAGCTAGGGATTTGTGGTGGCAGCTAGTACACACTAGAGCAGAGACAGGTGAGCCGTACATTGTCAACACAGACCGCTGTAATGAGTACCTACCACAACAACAGAAGGACTTAGGACTTACTGTGCGACAGAGTAACTTATGCTCTGAGATTACATTGCCTACAAGTGAGGAACGTACAGCAGTTTGCTGCTTGTCTAGTGTTAATTTAGAATACTTTGATGAGTGGAAAGAGGAAGAAAACTTTATATCAGACCTAGTTACCATGCTAGACAACACACTGGAGCATTTCATTGACAATGCAGTAGACGAGTATCCACACAAGCCTGTGGACACACTAGAGGAGTTTATGGGGTATGTGGGACAAGACAAAACAGGGTTTGCAAAAGCCGCTTACAGTGCATATAGAGAACGTGCGATTGGCCTTGGTGCAATGGGCTTTCATAGTTATCTTCAACGTAATGGACTCTCTTTCGAGGGAATGTACGCTGCCAGTTTTAACAACAGAGCCTTTAAGCACATCAAGGAAAGAGCTACAGAAGCTAGTCGTAGCTTGGCTGGACTTAGGGGTGAAGCTCCTGATATGGCTGGCAGTGGTCTTCGTAACTCACATTTACTTGCTATTGCTCCTAACGCCAGCAGCAGTATTATATGCGGTGGAACTAGTCCTAGTATTGAGCCAACGAGGGCTAACATATTTACGCACAAGACTTTGAGTGGAAGCTATCGTGTAAAGAACAAGTACCTAGAACAGTTACTTGAAAGCAAGGGTATAAACAATGAGAAAACATGGAAAGATATTTCTGCTGCTCAAGGGTCTGTTGAAGGGCTTACGGCGCTATCTGAAGAAGAAAAGAACACCTTTAAGACCGCACCTGAGATTAATCAGATATGGGTCATAGAACACGCCTACCAGCGTCAGCCCTATGTGTGTCAGTCTCAGTCAGTTAATACCTTCTTTGAGCCACCACCTTCCAATGCACCACAGGAGACACATGATGAATACCTAGAGTACGTCAACAACGTACATTGGGTCGGTGCTAATCTACTTAAATCTATGTATTACTATAGGACAACCGCCGCAAGAAATGCGGAGAATGTCAACGTAAAGATACCAAGGATTAATTTAGAAGACGGGGAGTGCCTAAGCTGTGAAGGGTAATGAAGTAGATAATTTCTATAAGGAGTTAGCGGATATGTCTTGGAATTACAGAGTAATAGAAACGCATTCCGGCTACGAGATACGCGAGGTGTACTACCATAAAGGTGAGCCTGAAGCAACGACACAGGGGACTGCTGGGTGCTGGGGAGAAAGTTTAGAGGAGCTTAAACAGGACTTGAAGCTAATTGAAGAAGCCTTAAATAAACCCGTTTTGAAGGAGGAGATTTTTGATGCTGAAGGAGGAGATTTTTGATGAGTAAGGACAAACATCCCATATACGACTGCTTGTATTATATATGGGAAGAAAACTTACTGACTTCTTATGAAGATTGGATTAAATACTACGAGGAACTAGAACATGAGCAACAGACTGTATAGCGCACTACGGGCCAGATACAAAGCAGCAGAGTACGAAGCTATTGCTGACGCACTAAACTTCTTTGAGAACCCTGTAGCTGTCGCTGAACATCCACACATGGTTGACACTATGGACATACTGATAACAAAGCTGTCGGAAGCTGAAGACAAACTAGAAACACTAGAACTGAACTTTGGAGAACACTACGGATAATGATTACTTTCAAACAAGAATTCTATCTTTGGGATGATGAAAAGCAAGAGCTTCCCGGTGAGATAGTAACGATGTCAACTAATAATGAGATAGAATGTAGTGATCTTGTGGAGTTTTTTTCTAGGTTTGCTAAAGCATTGGGGTACTCGCCTGACAATGTGTACGAAGGTTTTGAAGAATACTTAATAGAACACAAAAGGGTAAAATAATATGAGCTTACTAGATATTAGCTATCATTTACATTCAAGTCTTTTATGGCCTATAAAAATAAAATGGCACAAAGCTATTGAAGAAACAGCTATGGGTTCTTATGGTTTTGAAACAGTGACAATGCCACTGAGATGGTATGAGCAGTTCTTAAAAATATCTATAGGATACAGACTAGATATGTATGTTATTCCTTTTAGGTTTCCTTTCTTTACTTATGAAACTTTTACTAAAGAGCAGGGAAGAAAGATAGCCGCAGATGAGTTTTTTTATGAAGCAGGATTTGACCGCAAAGGAGATGAGTGGGTATGAGCCTATTAGACACTAGAGATTACTACAAACCATTTGACCATCCTTGGATGTTCGACTATTACTCACAGCAGAATCAGATGCACTGGTTCCCTGAAGACGTACCGCTGCACAATGACGTTAAAGACTGGCAGAACATGACTGAGCAGGAGAAGAACCTGCTGACTCAGATATTCCGCTTGTTTACACAGTCCGACGTAGACGTAGGCTCTGGGTACGTAGACAGGTACATGAGGATATTTAAGAAGCCTGAAGCACGTATGATGATGTCTAGCTTTGCTAACATGGAAAGTATACACCAACACGCCTATAGTCTTCTATTGGACACCGTAGGGATGCCGGAGGTGGAGTATAAGGCGTTTGCAGAGTACGAGGCTATGGCTGACAAGCATGAGTACATAGACGCTGTACGTGTCGCTAAGGGCGATAAGAAGTCCATTGCTAAGGCACTGGCTATCTACTCTGGATTCACTGAAGGTCTACAGTTGTTTTCTAGCTTCATCATCCT